CTCATCTTCATTCTCAGATTGTATCTTTATATACTTTTGATATTGACCTAAAGTAATCTCGCTAAGAGTATCAGGAATATAAACCTCTACTTTCATATATATATAACGTAAAAAATAAAAGTTTTAGAGTATAAAAAAACCCCTACATTTCTGTAAGGGTTTCTAATGTGTGGGTTAAGCTCTCCTGCTTACGTTGATAAGTATATAGGTTGTACACCCTTAGCTACTTATTGATTATGTATGCCCTTGAATGATGCAGTTAACTCCCTGTGGGTACATCAAACTTTGTTTGTGTTGTAGAATTAACTACACATCAAATATACAAACAAATGTTAATAAAACAATACCCTATATAGACTTTAACATAATTTTAACATTTCTTTAACATTTACCTTATTGCATACTTACCCCTATTAGGATTCTTGAGTTGCATCATTAAAGCGTATCTTGCAGCATCTATACAGTCAGGGTGTGTGCCTGTAGGTTTTTGTAGATTGTTGCCCTCTTTGTCTTTATCCCATACATAGCCTTGCAGCTCTCTTATTAGATTCTTAGAATGGCTTGTTATGTAGATTTCGTTTTGGTTGATTAGGTTAATTCCGTACACTATAGAATCTCTACCTTTTGATACAGGGAATACTTTGTGTCCATAGTTTCTTAGTTCTTGAATTGACTTAGGCTCTGCACTATCAGCGTATATGTTTTCTCGTATCTCGTTTTGTTTAATGAAATAGCTGAGGTCTCTATTTAACATTCCCTTTCTATATAATACCTCATCAAATATATAAGCGTGATTCCATTTATATAGTCTTATAATAGTAGAGGGATCTACTGAATAACCAAAGTCTAATCCTGAGCAAAGTAATCTTGCTTCGTTTGGTATTTGGTCTATAGGTTTCCAATCAGGAATACATACACCCTCTAAACTACCTATTTGTCCAAGTCCATATACTTTCCACCAATTCGCCCAATATGTTGAGGTCTTACCTTTCTCTTTTGCTTTCTCTATTTCTTTTACTATTGTCTTGGGTAGGCTGTTGTTGTCTTTGTAAGTAAGGGTTATAAAGTTTGTATCTTGTTGTCCTACAAGTTCTTTATCTACCCAAAATAAATTAGCAGGATTGAAGTCAAGCCAAATGTTTCCTGATGTTCTGACTGCTAATTGTTGGTAAGAATCAAAGCTAACATTATTACACTCGTTTATAAATAAGTCTGTTCTTCTCGCACCTCTTAGTTTGTCAGGCTGATCTGTGCTAAAAAACTCTATATAGCTACCATTACTAAATTCGTATTTTAAGGTACTTTTATTGAACTTTCTATCATCGTACCTATTCAAACCCTTTAAGATGTTTAAGAAGTCTTTTAAAGCACCTCTACGCAAGTGTGGTATAGATTCAGCTACTATGCTTATTTCTTTTCCTTTATTGCGAATTGCATAGTCTATAAGGATTGCTATTATGCCTATTGTTTTACCTGCTGATGATCCTCCTCTAATGATGCGAACTCTTTTGTTAAGTTCTCGTAGTTTGTTTAGTGCTGAGGTTTTGGTTATTTGCATTAATCAATAAATAAAGGTACATCTTCGTTTATGTGTATATCCTTTGTTTCTTTTGGTTTACCTGCTACATAGTTGTAGTATAGTTGTACATATTTGAAGTCGCCTTTCTCTAAACCTTTTTTAAGAGCTTCAAATGCTAATGGCTCAAGTGGTGTAAGTTTCTCTATTAGTTTTACTTCTTCTGTCTTAGGTTTTCTACCTGCACCCTCTCTTTTGCCACCATTAAGTTTACGTTTATCCATAATTGAAAAAGATTGATTAATCAATTATATAACGTAATAATTTAAAATTTTATTTAGTATTATTAAAGCAACAAGAAAAGGGAATAACAGGGCGTTTACTTGCGTGGCTAATATATTCTTGCTGCTTTAAATGTTTTCTTATTTTCTTAAATAATATATAAATTTTAACTGATAACCTTTAGACTTTTTTATATTCGGATATTCTTTTGTTAAAAAATCCCAAGCTCTTGTTTTATGCCTATGCCACATTGTTACAGGATGTATTCTCTCTCCTTGCTCTGTGATATAAAAATCAGATTTTAATTTGTCTATCAATTTATAATTTGATGCTTTATATATTGTTCCTCTGTTTCCTACATCTTCGCTGTTATCACTATATGATATTATAGCTTTTAGATCTTTGAATTTTAGTTTTAAAAATTTATGAAGTAATGATATTGTTATAGTCTCTGAATATTTTGGCATTATATCATCTAACCACATTCTATCAAATTCACAAACCTCTCCTTTTTTAAAATCACCTGTTTTGTTAGGTCGTATGCCATAACCTAATTGCAAAGCTCCTGATATATTATCATTATAATAAACTAACATATTTAAAAAACTATTTTTTGTAGCTTTTTTTGAATAATGATGTCTTGTTATAATATTGTCTGCACTTTTTTTATCACAGTTTATAATTTTTATATTTTTACTAAGGCATTCATATCCTATTAAATAACCTGTCCAATCATATATTGGAGTTTTTTTTAATTTAGCCATCTTTTTTGTCAAGCTGCTTTTTTATTACCTCTACACTCATATAGATTTGGCTTACTATGTTCTCTAATCTTTTTATTCTTTGTATTTGTGTAAACTTCTTTTGCTTCATTCTGTACCTGATATTATTTGATCGTGTGGTAGTCTGTTGCGATTGTATTGGTCTACAACCCATTTATCATCTTTCTTTTTTTTCTCTAAAACTTTTTGCAAATTTGCTAAAGACCTCCAAACAATCTTGCTATCGTGTAAAATACCATCATCATCATATGTTCCTGCTTCTAAAAGGTGTCGCATTAATGCATCTAAGTCATCACTACTCTTTTCTCTGTCCCAATGTATGTCCTCGTCAGGATGATGTTGTTTACTTCCTATGTAGCTTACTCTTGCTACTTCGCATAGTGCATCTGGGAAATATTTTATTAAGCCACTATAAAGTGGTATCTGCTTTCTTTTTTTTTTGTTTTTTTCCATTTATATCGTTTAAAGGTAATGTGTCTACTATTCTAAGAAGTTTCTTTAAGTCTTTTTCTTTAGTATAGTCTATTATGTGGTTTATTAAAGCTCTTCTTAATTTTGATTTGTTTCTTATTCTAAGTAAGACTATATCAAAATACTTATCTATTTTATCGTTATATCTTCTGTGCATTTCAAATGCTTTCAAGCTGTGTATAGCTGTAGAGTGATCATAACTCTTTCCATTTAATTCGTAGAAATCTCTAATGTCCTTAAACTTCATATCACAATGATGCCTCAACATAAATGTAAGTAAAGACCTCATCTCTATGTATTTTCTTTTTCTTGAATTCTCAAATACGTTAATACCTGATATATCTATAATGTGTTTTGATATTTTATTTGCCTCTTTCATAAAGTACCTTTTATGCAGTAACTATCTAAGTCTGCTCCGTTAATAAAAAATGTTTCAAATGTTTCTAATGCTTTTGTTACTTTCTCCTTTCCTGAATTGTAGAACTCTTGACTAACATCATAAATCCCTATATCTAATGATCCTTTGTCAATAGCTACAAACTTAAACTCTTCGTAAGGTTTATTGAATAGTTCTGAATAGATATACACTTGTACGTCATATCCGTATTTTCTTGCTGAATAGGGGAACGCTTTTAAGTCGCTTGTTGTTTTAAGATCAACTACTCTATAAGAATCAAGGACATCTGCTTTACCTCTAAAAGGGTAACCTTGCACCATACCTATTGCAGGAACTTCAAACTCACATTTAGTTATAAGTTGTAGTGCGTGTTCATTCCTAAAGAAAGCATCAGCTAATCTTTCTGCATCGTTTTTTTGTTTCCTTGTAAACACCCTGCCGTGTTCTTCTTTGGCTAACTTATATGCCTTTGTGTTTTTAGATTGTACGTCTACAAAGACTTGTGAATTAAATACATCAGGCTCTAAGATACAAGTATGAAATAACCATCCTGCATCTAAAGCATTTGATTCTTGCGAACCATACTCCATAACGTATTTGTATTTTTTAGGACTATCAAGTAGTAGTTTGATTGATGAGGAGCTTAGTGCAGCTTTTCCTAAGTAGCCATAGTAGAACTCATCATCTTTCATAAGTTCTAATAACTCATTCTTTCTAAATCGTTCTCCGTTTAGGAGTTCAATACT